CACAAGAAAGTGAACAAGGAACTTTTAAAACACTAGGTGCACCGGGTGTTGAACAACAAGAATCCTTTACTGACAAAATGTTAACTATTATAGACATTTTCAAACGTAAAAAGTGAACAAAGACCTAGCCTTTATATTGGGAAATGGACAAACACGATTACAAGTAAACTGCAAAGGTTTGCTTGATCGTGGTGCCGTGTATGGGTGTAACAGAATATATGAGGAGTTTTCCCCTACTGTACTAGTAAGCACAGACAAAGGCATGGCACACGAAATACAACACACTGGATATAGTAGTAGAAACGTACACTATGTTCGTGAACAATGGAAAATAGAAAATAGTGGCGCAAATATATTACCTAAAGAATACACAGGAATGAGCAGTGGACCTGCTGCACTAGGACTTGCATCAGATACCTGTGCTAATTATTTTTTTCTTATAGGTATGGATCTCAAAGGCATTAACAACACTATTAATAACATATACGCAGGTACAAAAAACTACAAACACAAAGGTGACAGTCCTATATATTTTGGTAACTGGGTAGATCAAATTATAGGTATAATACAGAAGTATCCAACCAAACGTTTTATGCATGTAAATCCTTTAGATAACTTTACAGATGACAAATTTTTGAAATTTGAAAACTTTGAAACAATCACATTGGCGGAGTTCAATGGGATGATAAATAATACAAGTTAAGGATTACTATAATGAGTCAAACAAAAAGTATTACAGGCGACTACACTATTACAGGTACAGGTAGTTTACGATCTGGCTTTGGAGAAGCAGTTTTTAGTGCTCCTCCTTTTGTTCCTGGATTCCAAGAACGTATAGGTGTTCATGTTCTTGATAATCATACTGCTATGCATGAAGCCATTTTTGGAAATATAGGTACAGATACGCACATTTGGGAACAGGATACAGATAATTCAGGAACCTTAACGGCTGCTACAGGAACAGATTTGTTGGATGGCGGATTTACATTAGCCACAGGCGGCACTAGCGGACACCAAACTGCAATATCAACAGCACCAGCAAAATATACTTGTGTTGCAAATAAACCATGGTGGGTTAAAACAAGATTTAATCTTAATGACCATGATGGTGTAGAATTCTTTTTCGGTTTGACTGAAAGATTAGCAGACGTAGATAGTTTTCATCTTACCGCTGCAGGAGCAGGAACAGATCGCGTTGGTTTTGTAAAAGCAGCGCACAATGCTGATGCTGTAACCTTTGCTGCAACTAAAAATAGTGGCGGCACAATTTCAACAGCACTTGATACAGCGCAAACGTATGATGCAGATCTTAGTGTATTAAGTCTCGGTATTCACTGGGACGGCACTGCTATTAAGTTTTATGCCAACAAAGTTGCTACCACAGTAACTCCAGGCGATATGGCATTAGTACATACATACACAACCGCAGCAGGTATACCAGATGATTCTAATATGAGATTATGTTTGTTTATTGAAACTGGCACAGCCGCAGTAAGCACTGCTCGTATAGAGTACATCAAAGGCGCCTATACAAAATAAAGCGATAAATATATTTACTGCGATTGGAGTTGTGGAGAGACTATAGACAACGGCAAATTGTATTTCAATTCATTGCCATCAAGTACACATTAGTTCCTCAATAGTCTTAATCTTAGTTACAATTTCAGATATCTGAAATGTTGTAAACACTCCTGGATGCAGTGGTTTGGGCCAACTATCTAGTTTGCTCCAAGCATACCCTTTGTGTTCATTGTTTAGTTTAGGTATAAATTCTTCTTCTACAACACAGACGTATGTGCTATATGTAAAATTATTTTTACTGTTAGTAAATTTTTCTACTGGAATAGTTTTAAGAACAAGTGGCATAAATCCTATTTCTTCTTGTATTTCACGCTGTAGTGCGCCATATTCTGTTTCATTTTTTTCAACCTTGCCTCCAACAAAAGCCCACATGCTATTATACCGCGCTCCGTTACGCAGTACAAACATATATCTACTAGTAGATTTACTTAAAAATAAGGCTCCAACACTTGCGTTAGATAACAAGACTCCAGTCGCCTGCTCGATATTCGCCTTCATAGGACTTAACCCATTCGCTTCCTGTATACTTGTATTGTATACTAGTGTTACTATTTGTAAGATAGTGAACACCCGATTGAACACTACTGTCAAATGCTACTTGCCAGTCATTACCGTTATATTCTATTATATCATTTGCTTCCGCAACTAAACTACCCCAAGCGTCAGGACCATCTGTATTATCAGAATCTCCTATAGCATTAAGTATAAGATAACGTTGTCCTTGTGCTGCCGTTGCAAGTCCTGCATCAGGTGCATTGCGCAGAGGATTAATAATCTTTGTAATTGAAGGTAGATCGTTTGTTGGTATTGTATCACTTTGTACAGTGAATAGTAGTTTATGTGGATCACTTGGATGGAAGGCTACTGTGCCAATTATCTCTGCACTACCGCCTGTTTCCAAACGTATTTGACTAAGTCCAGGTTGCAATTCTCCATATTGATTAACAAGTGCAGCCCAACTAATATCATCTGTACCTACTTTTGTTGGAGGATCATTTAGTGGTGTATAGTCAACTTTGTTTGTGGTTGTTTCGCTACGATCCAATATTTGTATTGTGTTACCCAATACAATTATACCAAAGTTCATTGGCGTAAATTTCATACGCTCACCTAGTAGTATTTGTCCATCAATAACGCCATCAGCAATGCCGCCTTGATCGTCATAGATACTTGCAACAATCTTGTTAATGACACCAAGTTTTTTAACTTTAGCAGGCGCACTAAGATAGATAGGAACTGTAAACTGTAGTGTTGCAATATCAATTTGTTCATCAACACCAACTGGAACACTTCTACTACTAAATTGTACATTTGCAAGTTCAATATAACTTAAACTTGTCCAGTCTAAATAGTTGTCAGTGCTTTGTATTTCAAGTGCAGGATTAAACAAAACAAGTATTTGTTCCAGCAGTTGTAGTTTTTGGTTAGTATTACTAGTCCAAATATCTACATTCATTTGTAGTGTATAAGGTACAGGCATCATGCGTTCTATTGTAAATGCATTGCCCTGTTGTGTAGTATATTCATTTGTGTTTACGTCAAATTTGCGCATACGAATATGTTTTTTATCTATAAAACTAGGATCCTGTCTACGTTCTGCGTTATACTCTAAACCACCTATATAGCAACTAATCATAGGAGTAGGTATAATTTTGTTCTCACTGTTTTCACGAATAATACTACTAACCATACGGGTACTATCACCATACTTAACTGGTACAGTTGTAAGTGTAGTGTTGCCTGTGCGATCCTTGCCATACTCAACCTGAAAGTTGCTAAACGCACGAATAAACTGCAATAGAAAACGTCTTATCTGTTCATCATAAAAGAATTGTTGTGGCATTAATCTTCTCTAGGTTTCAGTGCATCACTAAGTGACTGTCTACTTGTTGCAGTAGTATTATCATCTGCAGTAAACGTGCTTGTGTTATTGATAAATCCGTCTCGCTGTGTATTTCCTGTGCCTGGTGTAAGTTTACTGCGTACATCATCTTCTACTTTAATCCAACGATTGCCGCTGTATCTAAACAGTCTATTAGGTAAAAAGTCTAATCGTAATATAAAGTCACCTTCTTGGCTATCACTTGGAAAACTTGTGCCCATACTAATTGGTTCGCCATTTGGTGCTAGACCATCGCCTACTAGATAACCACTGTAAGCGTTAGCATTTTGTGGTGTAATACGTCTTGCATCTGCAGTTGCGTTTGTGTTATCTGCATTTAGTGCTGTATTATCAGCATTAACCCCCTTGGGCTCAAGCGGGTTGCCTGTGGGGTCTGTAGGTACAATATAGTACTGGCTTGTGTCATAACCGCTCTCAGGTACTTCTTTTTCAGCGGCAGCAACAACTTTATTTGTTATCTCTAGTTCTTTATTATAGGTGCTTAGTAAGTCACGAAGTGTACTTTCAGTTTGATTTCCGTCTGCATCTTCTTGTATTATGTTAAGTATATCATTGTATTCTTGTGCATCTACTAGTGGTGTACACTTAATACGCCATAAGTGTCCCCACCAAGTTGGACTAAATCCCTCACTTGGGCGACTTCCTTCTTGTACTACATAGTAACGTTTAAGACTCAGTTCTACACTTTCGTCCAATGCTGCAAAGTCTGTCAGATGTGGTAATTCAATTACGTCACCACTCATTAGTTTGCGTCCTAGGCTATTAACCATATCATTTTCATGGAATGTTATAAAAAGTGTATCGTTAGCAAGGAACAAACCAAACTGAGATAAATCAAAGTCTGTATCACTTACACTGTAAATGCCACGAAGATTATATACGTCTTGGTCATATATTCTATCTCTATTTTCTAAAAATAAAAAATCCTGTATCCCTAGTAGATCAGGTGTAGTTTGATTTGGTTGACTGGGGTCACTACCGCCTTGACTAGCAATACCGAGGTACTTGTGTACATTAACACCAGTGCCACCAATCGTAAACATTTCTTTCATTCTTCTGTCAAAGAAGCGATAATCGTTGGTGTGAGCACCGTCTTTCCATAAACTTATTCTTGGCATGCCTATTCCTTGTTGCTCAGTATTTATCGCTTATAAATAACCTCAATGAAACTAGACCTACACGGACATAATGTACATGCTGCATGGCGAATATTTAATACTCGCATAACGGATGCGTACTACGATAAGCACAAAACTGTTGTGGTTGTAACTGGACAGGGTGCCATTATGCATGAGTTCCAGAGCTGGTGTGGACAACATCCACATATAAAAAGTTGGACAAATGCGCCACATAATCCAGGAAGTTACAAAATATCTCTTAAAAAAGGTTGACACATTCTCTAGACGTGCTATATTAAGTAGTAAGTTGAAGTTAACGGAGAGATACAAATGTCGAAGCCAATTACAAATGCACAATACAGAAGAAACGTTATTTCTATGCCTAGAGAAAAGCAAATAGAAAGTGTTGAGCGTATGCTTCGTGTTATTCCGCATTGGTTAATGGAAGAAGCAGCTCGTAAAGTTCAAAATCCTAAAGTCATTAAACATTTAGAAAGTCGTCTGCGTCAAGCAAGACTAATGATGTCAAGTATTATAGCAAACGGAAGGGTTGTATAATGAATGAATTATTAAAAGATATCGAAGACCTTGAGACAATTGCACATGGTGTTCGTCATGGCGTAAGTAAAAATCTTACACTTGATTTGATTGAGAAGATGATTGAGATTAAACAAGTAGATATAAGTATCTTCGAAACACAAATGGAAATGGAGTTTATGAAAGATGGCATTAACCGCTCTTAAAGGTAAACCAGTCAAGCGTAAAAAAGCAGCCAAGGCTCGCCGTAAAACTACTGGCGCTGGTGCTGCACCTCTGGACAACTACAAAGTTGCCAAGGACTTCTTTCACTTTGAAGTAGATAAAAAGGAATATGTGCCTATTATCAGACAGTATGTAAAAAAGTTTTTTGATAAACAGACTGCAACATACATTCTAAAAAATAGTGATGCTAGTATGACATTTAGTCATATTGCTTGTTATTGTCATTACATGAACAATGACAAAGCAGATCAAGTGCCTGAGGATAGTCACAATTGGATGTCAGGTAGATTTGGTGCTCTTGCAGAAAAAGGTGAGACTATTGTTTCTGAAGTTAAAGCAGTAGAAGCAACTAAGCCTAAAAATGCTTATGTACCTAGTATACAAGAACGTATTAAAGAAGCAAGTGGTAATATTATTGCAGAGATAGAAGAAGCAGTAGATGACTTTATCACAAATCCCAATACGTTTAAAGGACTTGATCCTGTAAAACTATTTCGTAAACTGAATGTTAACCAAGCACATGCTAGGCATATTCGTGCTTTTTATGAAGGTGTGTATGCTGAGTATGTAATGTTACAGCAACCTGCTCGTGAACAAGAAGAGGATTTGCGAGAAGCATATGCACACTTGGACAAAGCCGCAGTTAAACGTGCAGTTACACTGTTTGGTGGTATCCTAGGTGCGTGTGATCTTATTACAGCAGAAAGCAAAGCGACTCGTAAGACTAGATCACCCAAGCCTAAGAGTGCTGACAAGTTAGTTGCAAAAATGAAGTATTGCAAAACCGACGAAAAGTATAAAGTAGCCAGCATTAATCCAGCAGATGTTATAGATGCTACAGAAGTCTGGGTGTTTAATGTTAAGACACGCAAGATCGGTAAGTATGTTGCAGAACCACATGCTACACTACAAGTAAAAGGAACTACACTACAGTTCTTTTCTT